AAAAGCAGTTCTCCTAGTTCATTTTCATCAGAGGATTTTCCTACCGCCATTGTTTTCTTTATATGACCAATTGCATCATACGCAAGTGCTGCCAACTCTTCATCGTCCATATATTTTTTAATTTGCGCTCTTGAATATACATAATAACCAATATTTGTACGCAAGTATTTCCATAAACCATGATAATCGAAATCGAAATCATCAAGCTTAAGACAAAAAACTTGCAGATCATGATTTGAAGTAACTGCTAATTGTTCGCTCGAAACTGAAGAAAATATTTTATCGAAATTTCCTTTAGTAGTTAGTGGAACTGCCGTAATAGTCTTAGCTTTTGTTGCTTCATACAGTTGTATTGAGACTATCATCGGATTGTATGTCGCATAAAAATCTTTTTTAATTGATTTTGTAAATGTAGCTTCTATTATATTATCCGTTTTTGCAACAGCGTAAATAAATACGTCTGTAAGAAACTCTGATAACACAAATTCGTTTTTATTCTTTAAATCAGACTTCTTCAAATCGCTAATTGTACCCAACTGTGTAGTGTCAGGAATGGTTTTGTCTTTCAGTATAATGCTTTTTAAAGCTAAAACCGCATTCTTTTTTCTACCTTCTTCAAGTGCAGGAATAACTTTCTTTATAAAATAATATTCAATTGCTCGGGCATCTTTCTTGATTGCCATCTGCATTACTTCAGTGGGCAAATTCTGACTTGCAGAATGAATTTTATTAAAGTTGGAGGGAGAGTAAGTTACATCATTGCCATCTGCTGCCATATATGAAAAAGCAGATGCTTTCTCATCACAAAGCGACATCATCAGCTTTTCGCAGAATGGGTCAAACTTGCGATCTGCAGGTATAGCACACGATGTTAAAATTCTTACATATGAACCTACGCAAAGATGTTCCATTTTTTCTCCTCCTATTGCAACATATTTTTTAATCTTCTTTAATTATCTCAACAATATCGCCAATATCACATTCCAATGCCACGCATATTTTACCTAGAACCTCCATACTAACAGCTTTGTTTTTTCCCATTTTTGCGATAGTAGATGAAGTAATGTTGGTTTTCGCCATTAAATCTTTCTTCATCATTTTTTTATCGATTAAAAGTTTCCATAATTTATTGTAACTAAATTCCATCTACGTTCCTCCTTGTGAGCAACTCAAATATCAATAATATCTAAGTATATCACTTTTCTTCGAATTTGTCAATTCAAAATTCGATTATTTAATGTTAATCTTTGCATTATTAAAGTTTATGAACCTTTTATTAAATTCACCAATTTATCCCAATTCATATTAGTCACTAATCCAAGGTACAGCATTATGCCGTAGCCTTGGATTTTTCATTCCGAAAATCTTCTGATTACATTCTTTTTCTATTCGTATTTTGTAAAATTCAAATCCGTTAAACTTATATTGTGATAAACACATCACATTTATGGACGAGCCACTTAGGCTCCCAGTAAAAAATATTCTACAGCCTGAAATGCATTAAGGGCTAAAGGATACGAATACAGCCAACACCATGCTTTCTAAAGTGTGGTCGGCCAATTCGATACCCTTTCCTTTTTGCGCCCATTTTAGGTTTAAAGGAGTCTGTGTATCGAATTGCACAGGCTCTATTTTTGTCCTTTTGCCCATCTGCCAGGCAGAAAGGACAATCTATGAAAAAACAGTATTTCATCGAAATCAATGGCGAACAAATCCCTGTAACCGAGGAGGTCTACCGTGCCTACAAGCAGCCCCTATGGGCGGAACACAAACGCAACGAACGTAACAAGCGATGCCAAATTCCTAACGGCAAAGGTAGTCTTAAACGCTGTGAAAAAGATTGTAGCCAATGCCCCCATGCTCGAAACGGCAGTGTTTTATCACTCGACTGTTTCGAAGAGGACGGCTACTTCCCAGAAGATACAACAGCCGTAGACCCACAGCAAATTTTAGAGGATGCACTTCTATTAGAAGCGTTATGGGAAGCGGTAGCAGAACTTGAACCTGACAATCAGCAAATTATTAGACTTTTCAGCGAAGGTGTATCGGAGCGTGAAATTGCAGTCGCTGTCGGACTATCACAAAAAGGTGTCAACAAACGCAAAACCAAGCTTTTTGAAATACTCAGAGAACAATTAAAAGATTTTAGGTAATTCAGTACTCAACTCGCCCTTATTTGTCCTGTGATAAGTGAGGGTGAGTTACTTGTGAAATTAAAATATTT